GAGCAGAAAGGTAGTCTGGATCGCCCAGCTCGTCAGCACGCTGCCGAACAAAGTTGAGCACGTTGTCAGCAGGGCCACGGGTCTTTGCTGGAATGTCGGTGCGCAGTTGCGTGTAAGCATCATCAGCCTGGTCTTTTAAGTTTTTCACAGTTTGGCCGAGCTGCGTGCGCACGACCTGGTTCATCTGGCTCAGGTCCGTCAGGCCACCGATCTTGGTGATCAAGTCGTCGGCCTGCTTGCCGACCTGCTCTAAGCCTGCGATCTCTGCCGCACGCGCTTGGCTGCCGGGGATTGACTTCACGGCCTGCGCCAGCTCGCGGTAGGCTTGGTTTGAGGTCAGGTGGTCCGGCTGCAGGTAGCCCTCGATCTTGAGCCGACGAGCAGCCTCCAGCACCTTGGGGTCAGGCGCTGCCTGTGTGGCCAGAATCTCAGTAGCCCTGCCTGCGCCAAGGCCACCCTCTGCCGCCCTGCGGGTGGTGGCTGTCAGCTCCTCAGCCGTCATGGCCACTGCAGGGGCTGCTGGGGCCGCAGGACTGGGTGGCACAGGGAACGTGACAGCGCCGCTGGGCTGGACACCAGCAGGCATCATGGGTGCTGGTTCAAAAGTAGGCTCAATGCGGCCTGCTACCGGGGCCACGGGAGCCGCACCAGGCGCTCCTGCTGGCGCTGTCGGTGGGGCAGCAGCCGGTGGCACTCGGCCAGCACGAACGTCGCGCACGGCCTGCGGGATGCGGGTGACAGCCTGGCCAGCGCCGCCAAGCGCTCCGGCCAGCGCCACCTCGCCAGTGTCGAATCTGCCGCCAGTGCCTGCTTGGGTTGCCTCGATGCCAGCTTGGGTTACACCAGCAGCGACGACTGCGCCAGGAATGGTCGCAGCTCGGCCTGCCGGGGTGAAGGCAAACAGGCCGCCCAGCGCCCTTGGAATGTCTCCAGCACTGAAGCCAGGCGGGATGGCGTACTCTTTTTGATCGACCGAGGAGCGCAGTATGAAGTTGCCTCTGGCGTCTTGACGCACCTGCATGCCTGGAAAGTTGGACTGCAGAATCTGCACCGTTTCCTGCGGGTTGGTCAGCAAAGTGCCCAGCGCCGACTTGAAGGACGCCATGCTCATCTGGTTGAGTTCTGGCATGGCCGTCCACTCAGGCAGACGCTGTGTTTCAGGCGTTGCCCGAGCGCGGCCAGTGACTGACTCAACGATGCTGCCAAAAAAGCCCATTTCTGGCCGGCCACCGAACTCTGCAGCCAAGGCCGTCATGTCAGTGGCAGCAGGAGCCGGAGCTGCTGGCGCAGGTGCTGCCATAGGCGCAGGAGCCGCTGCTACAGCGGCAGGAGCAGGCCTGGCAACCCTGGTGGCCGCCATAGGTGCAGGCGCAGGTGCCATTGCCGGTGCAGCCATTGCTGCTGGCGCAGCCACAGGGGCTGCCGCAGGAGCCGGTGCAGGTGCCGGTGCAGTACCGGACACCGTCCCACCAAACTGTTTTACAAGTTCTTCAAGATCGGTTGCCATTACTGAATCCCTGCTCTTTGCTTGAATGCATCAGCCGCCTGTTGATTCAAGAATGTTGCACGTTGACCGTTTGGCAATGTGATGGTGACAGGAGCGCCAGTCCCAGGGCGCTTGTAGAAGTCGTCTTTAAGAATTGCACCGAGGCTCGTGTCGAATCTTGCGATTTCTTCTTCGTTGTACCTGTCCTCACGAATCAGCTTTCTTGCGTGGTCGGCAAGTTTTGCGGATCGTGTTGCAAAAGCATCTGCATACTTTGCCATCAACTCGCGGCCTCCCTCAGAATTCGCCAGCGATGGGAATGCCGAGACAAACGCCTTGAATTCAGTGTCTGATGTGGAGCCAGAGCCTGGTGGTCGAAGCTGCGTGGCACCACGAATTGCCAGAGAGTTGGCAAGATCGTTGGCCCTGACGGTCTCGGTCTCAAACCCAAGCGTCTTGGCAAAATCAGCCGTCAACTTGACTGTGGCACCGCCGCCTTTGCCCTTGAGCAGGTCGGCAATGACCTTGGAGTCTCGCGCAAGTGACCTGGCAGACGCTGCAGACGCAGAAAACTCCTGCGCTCTGGGAATGTCCAGCTCTTTGAGCGCCAGCGTGTCTCGCTGCTGGCCCATGTCAATCCTGACCAGCTCCTTGCTGACAGGTTCAATTTTCTGCGTTGACAGGTTTCTTTGATAAACGCCAGCCGGGAGGCCAAGGCTCGCTCTCTCTGCCTCTGGAATAATCGCAAACCCAGGAGCAGGCTTGGCCTCTTCTGCAGCCTTTGCAATGCGAGACTGCACGGTTCCAGCAGCCACATCGGCGTCTGCTTTTTCTTTTCTGGCCTTGGCCTGCTCAAATTCACGCAGGGCTGTGGCTTTGGTAATTTCATCTGTGGCCGTTTCAAAAGCAACTCGTGCCTTTGCCTCGGCCTCTTTGGCTTTTGATTGAGCTTCCAGCAATTTGGAAGGTGCCTCGGCTACAGTCCTGCGCTCTGCAGAAATCTTCAGCGCAGCCTCAAGCACGTCTTTGCCGCCTGGCATCTCGGCCAAAATGCCGCCAAAGTAATCCTCTGTCGCAGTCGGGTTTTCTTTGGACACGTCGCGCCAAGTCTCCAAAAACTTGGCACCTTGCTCGTCGCCGCTGTTGCGCTTGGCTTCAATTTGACGCTCGATCAAGTTGATGGCGATCTCAGGACGGCCAGACCTGAAGGCAGAAAAAACCTGCCCAGCTTGCGCTCTGGCAAATTGCTGCTGATCTGCGTTGAGCATGCTGAAACTCTCGCGCACGGCCTTGGCCTGCGTTTCTGGCAGCAACATGGACAAATTGGCGTAGTCCCTAGCCGTTGCGCCTGGCTGGCGCAGGCGTGCGAATGACTCCTGAATTTGCTTTTGCTGCTCAGCCTGACGCTGGGCTTGCTCTTGCGCCATGCGCGTTTCTGTGACAGCCGTGCCCGTCTTAAATGCCTGCAAAAAAGCCTGTGACGGATCAGGGATGTCGATGGCGTAGTTGATTGGCTGGACCATCAGAATTTACCTCCCAGACCAGAGAAGATTCCAAGGCCTCCAGAAATTGCGGATGGAATGGCAGCAAACGCTCTGCCTTGCGCCAACTGGCCTCCGGCCTGAGCTGCGCCCTGCTGTGCCAGCAAGTTGGAAATGTTGGTTCCGAGCGTTTGAGCTTGTGATGCTTGGCCAGCTGCTGAGGCTTGACCACCTCTGTATAAAGCCTCTGACACGCCAAGGCCAGCGCCTGCAAAGCCGCCCAGCCGACCATATTGTTTGTCGATTTCTTGCTGCAGCATTTGCGGTCTGAACTGTGCCAGTGCGGCTTGGATGTTGCCACCGCGCAGGCCACCAGTGGCCGAGGCACGCTGAAGCAAGGCCTCTTCGCCTTGGCGCACGTTGGCCTGGAAGCCTGCGCCTTGCTCGATGTTTGCAATTGCTTGTCGCTGCGCCTCCGGACCAAGCAATCCCGCAATGGCCTGTTGCTGCTGAAATGCCTGTTGGCCAGCTTGCTGGAATGGTTGGAATTGACTAATCGCGCCAGTGCCTGCCTGAACGTAGGGTTCGAGCAGTTTTTGCACTGCCTCAAACTGGCGACGTTGTTCTTCGATGCCAGCCTGTGAAGCGCCAGCCTGTGTTTGTGCAGCAGATTCCGCAGCATCGGCTTGCGCCATGCCGGAAATAAGGGTTGCGCCGCCAACAGCAATGCCTGCTATTGCGGCTCCAGATAGTCCAAAAGTCATGTTTTGCCCTCCAGGTTTGGATGTTGGACGGCCTCTAAAATTCGAGCCGGTGTTGGGATGGTGTACATGTCCCAGATCACTTGCGGGTCTGTCTCGTTCGTCGGGTTTGCGTGAAAGGTGGTCACCTCGACCTCAGTCAGTGCGACGCCAGCGCGCTTGGCGTTGGCCTTGGTCACACTCATAAAGCCTGGACCGACCTGGGCCGTGCCGTCGTCTGTGGTGACGATCAGCGTGCCTTTGCGAACCACGAAGAAGGACTCGTCCTTGTGCACTGCACCAGTCAGGACAGTGCCTGCCGGGATGTGCATGGTGCGAGCGTAGAGGCCATTGCAGAAGTTGTGCTCGACAGGCATGTCAACCTGGGGCAGCTTGAGCAGCTCGGCCTCCAGGCGGTAAATAGGCAAGTGCTCTGCAGGCACACCGGCCTGCTGCGCAACTTCCTGAACCGCAACATCGCTCATCGAATCCTCCTAGTAGGGACTTTGAGCTGCTGGCGGCTCGATAAGCTCAGCCCTTGCATTTTCTCACAATTTGACATTTGGTCAATCCTCGTCTTCTTCCCGGTCTTCCCAGGCTTGGCAGACGCGCATGTCGTTGCAGATGAAGTTGAGTTTCTCGCAGTGGCCACGAAAGCCTGCGCCCTTGTCGTAGGCTGCCATCGGGATGCGCTCGATGCGGACCTGTGCCATCAGGCTGTTGTCGTAGTAGCCGCAGTTGGAGCAGTGCTTGCGCCGCGCTTCCTTCTCGTCGCATTGCATGGCCTCGGCCAGTCCTGCGTAGAACTCCTTGTTTGCGCCTGGCTCGTTGGTGGGCATCTCGGGGCCGTAGTTCCAGTCCTCCACCGCAATGACATAGTTCTTCTTGTTCTCTGCGTTGGTCAGCAGCGGCTCGTCCATAGGGATGCCGCCGAATCCGGCAAGCATCATTTTTGGCATTTTTGCGTAGTCCATGCGGTTCTCCTTATGT